GGCGAATGAATTCGTCATGGCCGAGTTTTTCATAAGCAGACTGGATTTCTTCAGAAGGGGGCCATGCACCGCCCTCGATCTTCATCCCGGTGATCGGGACAGGCTCCTCGAACATTGCCTTGGGTTCTTTGCCTAAATCGGGGGTGCGGGAACGATATTCTTCAAACTCTCTTTGAAGCCATTTTGGTAACTTAGAAAGTCCTTCGGAGCCATTAAGTGCTTCATCGGTGAAGGTTCTCATCCGATCCATTTTTAGAATAGCGGATACCTTCTTGTTATTCTCTTTTAATTCATCCCATTTTTTCTCCTCTGTTAAACGGTCAGAAATGGCATTATGTTCATCCGATATTTTATCAACAAATTGACCAACCGCTTCACGAAGAGGTTTTGTAGTAGGTTCTATGCGGGGAGGAAGTGGTTCAACTTCAAACGGAATCTTCGCTATCCTTTCCTGGTGTCTATACTCCATTAATGCTTCAAACTTTGTATCGTATCTTTCATGGCCCGTCGGCATTCTGTCTTTACGATCAATGGAGGTTGATCTCCATCCACCTTCCGGGTCTTTTGTAATTAAGTAGATGTGATTATCGGTTTGGAAAATGACTGGTTCGTTGGCCGGGATGGTCTTCTCCCATTCTACGAATGCCTTCTCATACTCTGCGATTTTATTTTCCCCCGCACCTTTGGCCGCAAAGTATTCTTTTTCTGTTGGTCGTTTTGGAGGTTGGAATCCTAACTCCTCGGTAGGTTTTGGGGCGGGTTCGACGGATACCCTTTCGACAGGGGCTTTTTCTGGTTCGGGAATTCCTCCGGGTGGTTTTTCTTGTAGCGTCTCATCAATTCGTTCACCACCGATTCGTTGAACTTCGGGCGGGAATAACCCTTTTTGTTCTGGGGTGACATATTTTTCCTCGATTGTTCTACGAGCCGCTTCTAAAATGTCAATCTTAGAGGGCGGCTTCTGGGCTCCAAAGAGTCCTTTCTGTTTTGGATTGCCAACGTCATCTACCATTTTAGCATAAGCATCGAGGGTGTCAATGATTTTTCTTGGAGTTCGACTCATGTCATTGAACATCTTCATCAGTTCGGTCTCGATGGGGTTTTTCCCGAAAAGGTTCCCTTGAAGCAAATACTCCTCTACATTCGTTCCTGCATTTCTCAGATCAGAGATAGTGCGTGCCGCATCCGAGATTTCTTTTGCAATGGAAAGATCGTGGCGATCTCCTCGCCGTATCGCATCCATCAACACGGTTTGTCTGGGAGCCGCTATGAGAAGGGCATTTGTGATATTCTTGATATTGTTCTCAGGGTCTTCCGTCATCATAGTGATGAGGTCTGAATTCTCTTTACCGTATGCTTTGGCGAAAATCGCATTCTTGATTCTGGTAAGACCTTGAGAGGAGAGCTTTGCTTCTCCACCAATGCCTTCTCCCTTCTCGGTGATAAATTCTCCCATCTCATTGGCCGGAATCTTACCAAGAAAACTTCGGACGAATTCCCGATTGGAAGCCGCCAGCAAGTTGCCACTCTCGTCCGGGGCAAACACGGAAAGAACATCTGGTGACAACCGATCCATGTCAATCTTTGCTTTTTCACCTGCGGACATGACCAGGGTTGTCGGAGTGTTCGCATCTCTCGAAAACTCAACCCGCTCCTCCGGCGTCATCGCCGTAGTATTTTCTCGCACGAGTATCGGGTTTTTGGCACTTGCAACATCTTCTTTGGTGAGTCCGAACCTTTCCGCATTCTGGGTGAGCCATGCTTTGTATTTCTCGCCATTGGGATGGGCATCCTCGTAGAGCTTTTTGATTGCGACTGCACGACCATTACCGGATTCGGCCATGTTGTCGGCCCCGACGATGGGAGCCCCGGTATCGGCCCCACGGCTTTCTCCGAGTTGTTCTGGATCGAGTTTGCTGTAAATCCGCATGATCTGATTCATGGAAGTTACCTTGTCTCGATCCCGTGGTTGTAGTTCTTGATTGTAATTCGGGTTGTCCCTGAAATTGGTATCAATAGAAGTAATCACATCATTGGCCTCGACAACCTTGAACCGAGTTTGGGCCTTGATGCCCTTTGGCGTGATTACCTCTTCCGGTCTTCCACCAGCCGCAAGTGGCATGGCTGGTTGACCAGGAGCCGGGGTCGGGGCGGGAGCCGGAGTCGGTGGAACGCCAGAAGGGATGAGGTTGGGAAGTTTCCCCTTAATGTGTGCATCGATCATCTCTCTGGCGGTATCTCTCGATCCAGCAATCCCGATCTTTCCCTCTCCCTCACGATAGACTTCCCATCCGGCATCCGTCTTAATATAACCATATCCTTTTTTTGGCTTTGTCAACCCCTCCGGTAATGGAATCGAGGGTTTTTTTGGGACTTTCTCGGTGAAGGTATAAGGGTATATCGCACGACCTCCACCGACCTGGGGTTCGATTTCGCCATTGGCATGAAGATAATCAAGAACCTCAGTTCCTTTCCTGGCATTGATCTTATTCCCCATCGCATTAGCAACCCGTTGAATCAAAGCAATACCTAAACCTCCGAGATACTTTCCTTCGGTGCGGATGGCATCCATTTGATCCTGTGGCAGAGGAGTCTCGGCTGGTAAAGGAGGCTTTTCTGCCGGGGGAGGGGTAACGGCAGGGGGGATCGCTTTCTCGCCCGGCGGAAGGGCTCCTGTGACCGTGGGGGCTACTTCTGGGGGTGCTCCTCTCACTTCCATGACGATTTGATTAAGGACGACAAATTCCCCACTTGCTCGACCGATAATGTCGTATCCGTTGTCTGCGGCCCATTTTGCCCTTACCTCTGCCATGTCGGAGACCTTCCCGGCCAGACCGCTTCTCTTGATGAGGTCTTTCTCCATGATAACCTTTGCCCCATCCTTGATCCCGATCTCCATGACCGTCGGCTTTCCTCCACGGCCTACGGCTTGTTTGCCGTAGGTTTCTGCGAGCGGGCGTGAAGTGGTGAGATAGAAGCCAGGATAATCTTTATTGCTCGCAAACCTGGCCTCAATGGGTTCTCCAGCCACAATCTTGTTCGCATTGACATCGGAAGTTCCATGATAAAACGCCCCCGGAGCAGGCATTGAGGGTCTTTCGGTGGGGAGGACACCGGCGGAGGTAATACCCACTTCGGGGGCAATTCTTCCCTTTCCGGTCTCGACCGTGGCCCCTTTAGGGACGATCTGAGACCGTTTGTAACTTTTATCTCCAAGGATCGGCCTTCCATCGGTCTCCATTCCGACAACCTCTCGGTAAGAGTCCTGGGCGATCCTGGCATAGACTTTCGGTTGAACCGGCTCCTTCATCCGAAAACCCTCTCCAGGGGTCGTTCCGGCAGGAGGGGGAAAGAAAGGTAATTGGAGAATAGGTTTTTCGAGATCGGGAAGAAGTAATTGACGCAAAGATGAATAACCGTGTTCTCCTCCCGTGAGTAAATAAGGTTTTCCGTCTGGGCCAACGCCATACCATCGGTCGGCCTTATTGACAAGAAGTTGTGGTTCTTCGGTTCTTCCTCCATAAATCGTCCCACCCGATAACGGGCCAGGAGGAACAGGAAGACCCCCTTCTTCTCGGATTGCCGGAGCATGAAAAGGACGGATTGCCGGGACTCTTTCTCTTTGACTCTTTAAGAGCCAGGCCATGTAATCTTCGTCGATAGGGATCGGACGTTTTCCTTGGATATGAAGATCGGCTTCTCGTTTCCACATTTGGGCGACTTCTGGGTCAATCTTTCCCAAATTCGCAAAAACTCGTGATGCCGCTTTCTCCCTGAACTGAGGATCAACGGTCTCATTTTTTAAAGAGGCGAAGGTTGCACTCCGATCTTGCCATCTCATCGCTCGTGTTCCGAGACCGAATAAGATCGAAATTCCAATCGAGGGAGCAATGGAATTGTAAGCGGCCTCTTCCGGTGTTGGGGTTGGAATGCCAGCTTCCTCTGCGGCCCTGGCTTGAAGTGCGGCGGAGGTTGCACCGGCGGCAGTTACGAGAGGAACATTCGTCGCCATGCCAGCGAGACTTTGAGTGAGGGTTGGGGTTAGAAGTTTGCGGATCGTATCGATGGCTGGCTTTTTAATAAACTTGCCTGCGATCCCTCCGGTTACGGCTTCCGCAGGAGCGAGAAGAGACCATACCCCACCTTCGATTGCACCGATCTTGTTCGAGTAGGATTGAGCTTGCTCTTCCGGCAAACCTTCGGCCAGGGCCTCTTCGTATGCCCGACCCTTTCCGGCAAGGCCGAATGTTCCAAAAACTCCGACCATCCCGCCGAGAATCGCACCCGCAGTCGGGCCAAGAAAGCCGGTGACGGGGGCAGTTAAGGCTCCAATGGCGGCTCCGCCCTTTGCGGCGGCCAGAATTGTAGGGAGACTCTCGCCCATTCCGGTTAGAAAACGTCTAAACCCACCCTGGCCCTCAGCTTCCGAAGGTTGAAGGAATGGAATTTTTTCTGGAAGTTCTTCTGCAAATCCGGTGATGGCCTTTCCAGTTTCTTTCATCGGTTCGATCCCAGTCAAGGCTCCCATGCCAGTGATCGCTTGACCAGCGAATTGAGGAATGCCAACCGCTACGCCACGAGCGAGCGAAGAAGCGATGTCTCCCAGAACTCCACGTTGCGGAGGCGGAGGAGGCGGAGGAGTGGTTTCAAGGCCCCGGATGTGAGAAAGAAAAGGGTCTTCTGCGGTGGGTTCAGGAGCGGCTGGTCTCATTAAGGGTTTTGCAAAGGCAACCTGCGGAGGTTCCATTGGGGGTAGAGTTGTTCCCCCTATTGTTCCCCTTCCCAGTTCCGATTCACGCAGATAATCCAAAAACGGATCAGGCATTGTTTAATTCTTCCCCCAGTATTCTCCCCAAAGCTGATTGGTATATTGAGAAGTATATTTACTTCTCTCCTTTTTGGGCAATCTCGATACCCAGGCTTTTTGTTCCGCCATGAATTCAGGTCTTGTCATTTTATAAGCTTCCCTTGGAATGTCTATCCCCTGAGCCTTTAGCCATGGGGCCATGAAGCCAATTTTCTGTCTGGCTCCCCGAATGTCGAACCCAGTTTGCATTCCTGTGTTCGGATCAGTCATCATCGATTTATTGATGACATCTCGAATGATGGGATGAATGGCTTCCGGTTTCTCTGGGACGTAACCCAATAACTTAGCCCCCTGGTAAACCGCAGAATTTGGAGCAAAGGCATGGGGTCTTTCAGCTTCGGAAAGGGCGTGCATTCCGGTAGCGTATCTGGCGAATTCTTCTCCGGGAAGGGCCTTCTCGTGAACTCCGGCCATCCGGCGATAATAATCACCCATGGCTTCTCGATACGGTTTCTCCGCTCCAATCTCTGCCATCTTCGTTTGATAACCGGCTCCCGTGGCGGCCATCTTTTCGAGTGTTCCCGCAAAGTTTTCGAGGGCATTCAATTTCGTTTTACTATAACCGCCTTCTCTTCCGAGATATCCCTGGGGAGACCATGGTCTTGCTGTCGGTGTCATCAAAATCTTTTGGATACCTTGAAGAGCCGTTCTAATTTCGCCAGGCATCTCATAACCTGGAACCTCTGGGGCACGGCCCGTCGGAATTGGTGCTTCTCCCATGGCAGACAACGGGATCGCTGATCCGCCACCAGTTCCAATTCTTTCTCTCGCAAGTTGATCTCCACTCACGGCCCCAGGCGTGCCTGCGGGAACTTCTCTTCCGCCAACGAAAAATCTTTCAGGCCCGGCTGAATAAGTTCCTTGCTTTGCCAATTCTCCCTTCCAATCCCATCCACCTGTCGGAACTGGTTTCCCTGCTTCAAAAACTCCGGTAGGCCCACGCTCCATGTCAATTACGTCTTTTCCGGTAGGCATGAAAGTATTTCCGAACCCACCCGAAATGACGCCGGTGATAGGATCGGGATAATTTGCTCCATAGGCGGCCCTGAGTTGATCGAGCGTTCCACTCGTCGTTCCACCCACGTTAAAGGCAGTAGGTTCTGCCGGAAAACCAAGTTGTTGGGCTTCGGGTTGGGTTATCTCAGGATTGTAGGCCGCAAACCTTTTGAAAAGTTCCGGCAATGCAGGTCTATTGAGCTGAGGATTATATGGGCCACCCATGGCGGGTTGATTGGGAATCGCCTTTTCCGGGCCGCTTAAATTCGTAAATGGAGACCCTGGCGTTCCCTTTCCGCTCATCACATCCAGCACCTTACCGAATGTATCAGGATGGATGGATGCCGCAAGAATTTTATCCCTTTCGATCTGGGCTTGCTCTTTCGTCATCGGCATCCCGGCAAGGGTTGTTTCTTGAGACTTCGCTATCGCCGGAGACCCGGTTATGAGAGTCGGAAGGAACTTGTCCTGATAATCCGCCATGAATTGATCCACCTTCTCTTGATAAGGTCTATTTGCCATCTTAATCCTCCTTTATTCTGGCACGGGCATATCGTAGTTATAGTTGTAATTCTCATCCCTGCTACTTTTGTAACCGATGTCTTCTGATGCACTTCCCCTCGCATCGATTCCGGCAGAGACATGGATTGCGGTCAAGGCTCCGATTGCCAGGGACGAGGCGATCTGGGCCATACCTTTCATGGCCTCGATCTTTAATTGAGTTTCCGCTTCAAGGTTTTTGATCTCAATCTCTTTGGCCTTGATCTCTAAATTTGCCTTGGCGATCAATGCCTGGATTTTTACATCATAGACCTTAACTTCAAGGTTTGCGAAGGCGGCGGCTCCATCAATCTGTGCCTTGAATGATTCGACCTCTCCCACATATCCCTTCACGAGAGCGTCGATCCTTGCGGCTTCTCCTTGAATGATAGACTTGAACCCGTCAACCTCTGCGGCATACTGACCGGCAATAGATTTGTTCACGTCTGCGATGGCCCTAAGTTCGTCGGTCTTCGCTTGAAGTTGTGCGGCTTTTGCTGTGACCTCTGAACGATAGGCGTCAGCCTGTTTAGAAAAGACTTCGATTTTGGCGGTCTCTCCTTCAATCTTCGCCCGATACAAACTATATTCTGCGGTCTTCGCATTGATGCCCGCCATGAATCCTTCGATTTGAGCTCGATAGACACCCAAACGGGCGTTTTGAATTTCGACGAAAAGTTTCGCTCCTTCCATTTCCGCCCGGTAAAGGCCGATCAGAGATTCGACACCAGCGAGTTGGGCCTGATAAATTTTTACACGGGCGTCATTCATATCGACCGTGAGTCTGGCTCCCTCCATCTGAGCCTTATAAACCTCGATCTTCCCGATCTCTGCACGGATGATGATCTCATAAACAGACGCACGGGTCTTATAGATGTCGGCGAGAATTTCTACTTTCTTAACTCCCGCATTGAAGGAAGCGATCATGGCATCTGCCGCCGCCTTGGAAGCCTCAAAGACTCTACGGGCGATAGCATCTGCGATTGTTCCATAAAAACCTTGAAGTTGGACTCCCCCGTCAATTCCTTTGTGAACATTGGCCTGGGTTAATTCAAAATTCTTTATTACAAAATCCCGGATGACATCGAGACGTTTATTTGAGAAATTCAATTCAGCTTCTTCGATGGCCGCCACAAGGACACCATTTGGAAGAACAGCCCTTCTCCGACTCCACTCTGCGGAGATTCGATCTATGGTATCATTCTGGACTTGCCTTGCCGCTTCTATCCCTCGATTTATCATCGCCGTTTCGACTTCTTCCGTGAAGGCAGGTCGATCTCCCCTTATCATCTCTTCAATCTTTTCCCTCAATCCTTCAATCACCGTGTATTCGCTTCCACCATCCGTAATCATCGGTTGCGGTGCGATCAGATTTGAAGCATCGGGTGGTTCGGCATCGAAGGTCGGAAAAGCTGGATAGGGAACCTCCGGGATCATCGGAAGAATCAGCGAAGGCACATCGGGCAATACATAAATAGGTTTTGGCGGAATCTCCGGGTCAGTAATCTCAGGAATTCCCGGAACCGGATCGAAAGGGACAATGGGAGGCAAAGTAGGAATATCCAAGTCTGGCGGTTTTGCGGTGAAATCTGGAAACGGAACTTCGGGGACATCGGGTAAGGGAAGATAGATAGGAAGAACCGGGGTTGGTGGATAAATAAAATTCCACGGAGGAACGTCGGGTGGTTCTCCTATGAAATCATCCAAAACAAAGGGGGGGTAATCAATCACCACATCAATGGGAATTGGGGAGATCGCCCCTGCGGTATTCTTTAAATCCGTTAGGGCCTGGTTTGCCATGCCGAAAGCAGATAGAGCATAACTCTGAGCCAAAGTGAAATTTGCGGTTACAAGGTCTTTAGCACCATAAAGAACATTTTCGATGTCCTCTTTTATAGTTGGGTTCTCTTCTGACATTATCTTTTCCTCCTCGTGACAGCATCGGTTGTGAACCGAAGATTGTTATTATCAAAATCGCTCCCGTCCACATTGCGAATTTCAAAAGCGAGAAATCTTTCGTCTATCCCTTTTGGAAGTTTACCACGATATTCGTAGGCCCTACCGGTTGGTTCAAAAATATCATCATAATAATCGTCTTCTCCGAGTTGAATCACAAACATCATTTGTCCATCTGTCCGGCAGGTGAGCCATGCGTCTCTTGCCTTTTTAACAATGTCTTGATAAGAATCGAGCATGGGCATCTTCGCCCTGGCGTTGATCTTAGTGCCATTGTCATTATTTCCCCCCAGGGCGAAGATGCCACTTTGACCACCCCCTAAGAATTTCCCATTGAAATATGCCAGACTATTAAAATCGCAACCAATATAATCTGTGACGGCGAAATGACTCATGTTCATCGCAATACCTTTGAGATAGCGGGCCGCAAAAAATTGATCGCCAGTCATCACAAGGTAAGGAACTGGCATCGTTAGAACAAGGTTTCCCCTTGCCTCGATGAATCCTGACATTAAAAGACGTGGAGGTTTTAATTGCAGAGAAAGCGATCCCACAATTCCGGCGAGGCCGTGCATGGAAAGTCTCGGAGGTCTTAAAGATAAGATCAGGTTTCCGATCTCACTTTCCCTGCCGGTCATCAATAAACTTGGAGGACGAAGCGTAAGGACTAAAGCACCGACTTCATTTAGATAGCCGGTCATTTCGAGGGAGGGAACGAAACCTCGAAGTAAAATGTTTCCAACTGCTCCGTTAAGACCGGTCATTAATAAGGTCGGAACGGGCATCTTCAATTCGAGACTGCCGCCCTGGAACATCGAGAGGGTCGGCATTGGCATTGTGAGTCGGAGGTTTCCGATTGCTCCGACGAGGCCGGTCATCAAAAGTTGTGGAACCGGCATCGTTAAAACGAGATTAGCCGTTTCCGTCCAGCCAGTCATTTGAAGCTCTGGCATCGGCATCGTGAGAGAAAGTTCGTTGTTGATCCTGACCGTGACTTCCATGGAGGTCACGGCAGTAAGAGGAGCCTGAACCTGTGATCCCACTATTTACCTCCATGAAGATCAGGAGACCCTTACAACCACATCTTCGAGAGTAAAAACCTGGCCAGTTGTTGCCTGTTGATTGCCTCCGAAATCGAGAAAACCGATCACTGTCTTATCCGATGTTGATTCGTCTATGAGTAACGCTCCCGGAGAAGGGCCTATCGTTCCGCCACTCGCCGTCCAGGAAGGATCGGCACAAGTCATCTCTGCCCGATCATTTGTGTTATCTTCGGTTAAGACTTGGCTCGCAAGAGCTTTTGCATACTGGGTATAACCGTAATTTGTTCCGATCTCATCATCCGAAGAGACGGTCTTAACAACCGGGCCTTCATCAACCATCGTTTCATTTACCGTGATAACATACTGTGTCACATTCGTAATGGTGAATGGGCCAGGATTGAGAGAGGCGTCCGTTAAAATTTTATTCCCTGGAATGAATCCATCGGTCAGCCATGATCCGGTTCCTCTCGAAATCGTTTTCGATGTAGAGAACGTAATCGAGATCGCTCCCGAATTCGTTCTCATGTTTATTTTTTGGGCGACCTTATCTGGATTAAAACTATATCCGCTACGAACCAGACAAACACGAATACCATCGGCAGAAAGGTCGATCAGTTTTTTTGCAAGCTGATACTTATAGTGGTTGCTCAGGATCGCAGTAACCGCCATAGCCTACCTCCATTAACTGACTGGCAAGTTGAAAAGTGCCGTGTCGATTGTCAACGTTGCCCCTATCACGAGATTGATGTTGGACAGGTTCAATTCGGCCCCGCTTGTTCCGATGGCCCCCTGAATCCTTCTGGATATTGTCGAAAGGGCTCCGGTATCATCGGGTCTTACGATCCTGAACCATGCCGCCGTCCCGCCGAGGACATTCACCCCAGACCAAACCTCAGAAGGTTTTGCCATCTGAGCGTTCGATGGTGTTCCCCATTGAAGAGCATCGCTTCGGACGTTGGCAATCGTGTTATCGGTGACTGTCCAGGTCGCCGTCCCGCCGCCTCCTCCACCACCCTTTGCGATGGTAAAGGTAAGTCCTTGGATAGAACTTTTAACCGCAACCTTTCCGTCTCCGCCTGCCGTTCCATGGGCGACCGCATGAAGCTCAGGGATACCTTCCAGCATGAGAGCTACCTTCCGGGCAACCTTTCGGAGATCATCGTCTTCGGCCAGCACGAGATAGGTGTAATCGACGCCATTGATTGCCACAATGACTGTCGCACCCACGCCCGCCACGGTGATGTCCATGGATGCCTGTTTTGCAACGGAAAGTTCCGTGGAAAGGACTTCCCCGGAGGCTTTAGTGATGGTGCAGAGAAGCGAACCTGAACCTGGTTCTGCTTGATCTGCATCCGATGGGGTAGAACCGGAGAAGATTCTGATTATAAAATCATCAAAGGCTTCCCGCAGGTCTTTCCCGCCAAGTAACCAATTTCTTAAACCAGTCGAATACTTTTCAGCCATTTTTCGTTCCCTCCTTTTAATGACCTACCATCTCAATGGATGGCAGGGGCATTGTGAGATTTAATTCACCGCCACCAGTTCCTTCGACCATTTCGTAAAGACAAAGATATTGCCCGAAGCCACGATCCCATTTGTAGATCGCCGTGCCTTTTTCGCCGTCTTTAACTCCATAGGTTCCCTTGGTCACTTCTTTAACCTGACCGCCGGGAAGACCAAGATAAATACCATCTTCCGAGGCCCACAAAACCGTCTTTCCAAGAAGACCTGGGCCAATGTCTTCTCCTTCGACGGTGATTGCAGAACCTTCGAGTGCCTTACTATCTGTAACTCTGTCATAAACAAATCCCCCTTGGAGAAGAGGATCATCCCCCAGGAGAAAAAAAACATCCTCTCCGGCCCCAACATAAAGTCCATCCTTGACAGACTTGAGCATCGTAATCCAACCGTTAAATTGAAGAAAATTTTTCCTCGTGTCCATCCTCATCGGTTGCGTTGCGTCGGAGAAAAATATCTTCGCTCCCTGGGCCGAATAGAGTCTCGAATTGTAAAGCTCGATCAAATGACCGCCTACCATCTTTTTCTTGAAGGCTAAGTCCGGGTTAGGAAATGGATGTGGTTTCCCATCTTCGATATATCCGACAATGCTTTTGTTTGAGAAATAGATCGTTCCGGCCACATCCAAAAAACTCATCCGTTCTCCGGGATTGATCCCCCCAAGAATGGTTTCGGTGGAATAATCCTCATACAGACGTTTCAGGTTTGTTTCCTCACAAAAGAAACAAACCTTACCATTCGACCAAAGCGAATGGACATCGCCGGATACGACAGGATCGAACCCTTTTCTGCGATGTATCATCTTGTCATCGTCGATGTCGATATTTTCGCCGACCTCAAGATATGTCCCACCCTTTCCGACCGGGATTCTCAGGGGATCGGCCATGTTGTTCACACCAAGATAATTTCTGAAATCTATCCAGGGTTCAACCATCACATCGCTCCTGGGTGCGGCCTGAGAACACGACTCGAATGTCTCAGCCGATACTTCTCCTTTTTAGCGAGAACCTTGCTTGCTTCAAATAAAATCCTATGTTTATCTGCGGCTTTGGGGTCATAGCATTCAGCATCTTGTTTCGAGTAAGCCTCTCTCAGAATTCCATCGATCAATTTCGGGTGATAATCAAAATTGATCTCCGGCGATTCTGTTTCCCAATTTGCAAGGGATAATTGAATAAGCGGCAACCGAGAGGTAGAGAGCCACAGCGTATCTCTAACTTTCTGAATAATTGCCGCAGAAGGGGTTTCGTCCGTGACAGCTTCGCTCACCGTAAAGGCATCTGCGGTGGCCGTGACCACGGTTTTCATTCCTTGATTAGCGGTAGTGCCGGTGATGACCACTTGATTACCGACTGAAAGATAGGTGGAGAAGTTTGCACCCGCCTTTGTGATGCTCTTATCCGCCGTCGCAAAGGTCATCGGCCCGGAGAAATAGCCGTCCGAATTGAAATAGGGAACAATTCTCAACTTTGCCGCTTCGTAATCGGGCACGAGATAGCGAGGTTCGCCCACCCGTGTCTCCCATGAAAAGATATTGTCATCGAGCCAGAGTTCATCTTTGATTTCAATATTCGGCCATCCACTCAGGAGTCTTCCTTTGTGAAGGGCGACAATTCTCGAATCCATGGGAAAGATATATTGATTGGCAAGGAGAGAAATTTTACAGATAGCTTCGGTGGAGGAATCTCGAAAGCAAAGGGTCTGCCTGCACCATTCGTTCAAAATGAAATTCAGGTGACGAAGCAGTTCTTCGTCTTTCCAAAGTTCATATCCTTTTCCGTATCCCTTCACGTCATCGAGTTTATCCACCCTCGTCGAAGTGAGGATTTCCTTCGTATTCATAGTCGCCCCCATTTGAAAAAAGGGAGGCCGAAGCCTCCCCCTTGTTAAGACTGATAGACCACCGTGAGTTTTTTCGAGGCATCGCCAGTCGGAACAAGAACCGTGTTTTCACACAATTCGTCTCCGATGACGACGGTGGGGGCGTTTACGATTGCCGTGCTGAAACCAACCAACAGAACATCGGTCGTTGCGGAGAGGCGGTCGGGGAGACCGACGACTTCACCGAAACCGATGACGATGGTATCCGGGTTCGTGTCCACTATCCATCCAGAACCCACGATGGAAGTGACCTTTGCGAAAGCCTTCAATCCCTCAACGGTCGCTCCGCCATTCGGGATGATAACCTCGGTGATGATCTTGCCGTTAATGTCGAAGCCGGTAACGGTGAGAATACCATTGGTATCCTCTAAGGCATCTGTGATCGTTTGCAGGCAGGTCACGTTATGAGCAAGTCCGTCTCCTGGAAGACCGGAGTTTGCGATGGTATATGCCTTGTTGCCCATGACGACCGTAGTTACAAACCGGTTCGCCACGATAGCCGCCGGAACGCCTGCATAAGCCCTTACCATTTTCCGAATCATTCCAGCCACACCTGTTTTAATACCCTTGGTGATGGTGAGTTCACCAATGGTCATCTGTTCTCGTCTGCCCATTTGCTTTTCCTCCTTTCATCTTGGCGAGTTGGCCTTCTTCCAAAGATGTGAAAAATGCGGGCCGCACGAGGCGGCCCGGTTGAGGTTTATTCTGGGGTAAGCATATACCCTTCGAGCACCACATCGAAAATCGCACCGGTGATGTCCGCCGTTGCGATCAGCCCAACGATTGTCGTGGCGACCTTATAATACTTCGGCAAGGAGGTCGTGCCATAAAACATCCCGATTGCGTTCATAATCTGAGCCGCAAGGGGAGTGATCGACCCGTCGTTCAAGGTCGAAGTTCCGGTCAAGAGGCTTGCAGTCTTGACACGGATGCCAACGGACTTGAGAACGAATCCAGCCGGGATTACTCCATACTGGTAGGTGTTCCCGTTTACGAGACCACCGGTAATCTTCGTCAAATCGACGGGGATTTCGATGACTGCATGAGCCCTGATCCCGCTTGAGGGAACAACGCCCACCGTTTCTTTTCTGAGATCGATTGTTGAAGCCATCTTTTTATCCTCCTTTACAGAGATTTAAGCGAGGCCCCCGTGGTAGCGGGCCTGTTAAAGGTTATTTGTGGCAATACAGAATTCCAACGCTCTCAGTCTTGAGAACCTTGAACCCCAGGATATTCAACCCTCGCACGATATCTGCGAAGGCATCCTGAGACCGAAGGGTCTCTGTCTCGGTGATCTGAGAAGCGAAAGAAGGCCCACTTCGATGGCCGAACATCGACTTGTAGCAAGTCACTCCATCAACTGCCGTGGGGAGAAGGTTCGAGGAGTAAAGGGTGAATCGGTCTATCTGCCCCAGTCTTCCATTCCGCAGAATGGAAGTGTTGTCTCCCGTAAGGGAGGCATCTTTCAGGTCGGACTTCTTGATGAGGCCCGCCATCCAGATGGGGATAAGTATCCATCGACCGGTTTCAGGGACGTTCTGCTCATCGAGGACGGAACCGCAGTCCACGATGTAGTCAAGGACATTCGCCTTATCAACGGTCTCAGGAAAGCCTGCGGCCCCCAGGCTATAAGAAGAAGACTTCACGCCTGCGGTAAGGCCCTGATTCTTGGCGTGAGCCCCGGATGCCATCGTCACGAAACAATCCGTTTCGATGGTGATCTTCATCTGCTGACCGGCTTCCTCTGTCCACTTGTCGAGGAGATTGATGTCGGACTGCACATCCATCACGTCGTCAAGTTCCACATCCCAGTAATATCCCTGGTCAATGGAGAGAGAAGTCGGAACGGAAGTAGGTCGTTCTCTCGTGAGAGCCTGACCCACAACGTATTTGCGGATGGTGATCGGAGCGACGGTTCGGATCAGGACGGTATCACCATACTTCTTGATCTCGCCCTCGTAATCGGTGTTGCTGATCTCCGACAGACAGGTCGCATCATAAAACTTTACGAGAATTTTTCCAGACCAAATTTCCGGAATAAACTGAGCTCCTGATCTCGTATAATCAGGCACTTCTGCGACTCGTGGGTATGCCATGGTATTTCCTCCTCTTATCCGTTAACGATCAATCCTTTCGTCATAGCCTCGTTGATCTCGGCAGTAATTTTTTCTCGATCTTTTGGTTTGTTCTTATATCGACCGAGAGCAACATCGGTATGAAACTTCTTGACGAAGAATCGAGTGAAGGTTTTTGGTTTTCCATCGCCATCCCCCGGTTTCTTGGGAGGCGTTCCGCCACCAGGTCTCGAAGGAGCGAGGGCTTCATCACCTTCGACGGGTTTTTCTTCGCCGATAGGTGTTTCTATTTTAGGTGCAGGAGTCGCAGGCTTTTTAAGGGCCAGCCAGTCGTTGAAAAATTCTGCGACCGTATCCGCATCGGCATTAGTTAGGGCATTTCGCAAAAGATCAAAATCTGAGACCCCACGGTATTTCTTATTTTTGAGATGGATGGTGAATTCCTTGTCGTCGTTGATCTGCCTCCAACAAGGATTACCGTTCTCGTCCTTAATTAACCGATCCAGTTTCCCGGTAAAGGTTTCTGCGGCGGATTGCTTCACATCCTTTTCTACCGATGCCACCCTGGGCTCAACCGTTCCCTTGAAGACCTCATCCACGATGGAATACACCATACCCTTGAATTCATCGGACTTGATCCATTGCTTCATCACAATGAGTTGGCCCCGATGGATTTCAGGATAGGCATCTTGGTAGGTTTGGAGGTCTTGAGCTTCTTGTGGATCGGGTTTAGCGGCAGGTTCTTCGGGTGGCTTAGTGGCCTTCGATTGAAGGTCTGAAATCGTCGATTGAAGTGTTGCAATCTGACCAGCCATCATTCGATTTACCGAAACGAGGTCTGGAACCTCACTGTCAATCTTGCCCTTTAAGACATTGATCTGATGGAGAGCTTCCTCATATTTCACCTTGTAACCGTCGTCAGGCGGAGGAGTTTCCTTTCCAGGTTCAATATTGTCTCCTGGGGGAATAGCCGGATCGGGATTGGGTTCTATCGGGGGAGCCTCACCGGGTGGGATTTGGGTTTTCACGCCCAATTCCTGCGGGGTCTTCCCTTCGTCATAAACCTTCTTCCTAATCAGTTCCGCTCTCTCACCTTGTTTTGCGACATTCCGTGGTATAGCCATAATGATCTCCTTCTTTCTGGGAGCCGACTTTACGGTCTTCCCTTTGGGTATTTTCTCCGAGCCGACTTTACGGTCTTCGGTGAATTGCACACATAAAAAAAGCCCCGGAGAGTCAATAGACTCATCCGGGGCTTCGTAAGCTGTTTTGGTTCAGCGATTAAAGGAACCCGCTTTTCAATCTTTTACCAGATACATTTAAACAAAGTCAAGTCTTTTTTTTATTTTATCATCTCTTGAAGATAGACATATCCGTCTTCGGGAAGACCCTCAATGGGTCTTTCTTCGATCCTTTCGTATCCGTAAGTCGAGGAAGCCGGGACTAAAATTGTTCTCCAAAGTTCGGTCTCCGCAGAGAGAAAAAAAGAAATGATAGAACTTTGAGTAATGGGAATGAAAACAAGTTCGTAGAGATAGGTCGCCAGGGAATTTAATGAGATGGTAACTTCTCCCAGAAAAGCGAATTCGGCAATATAGGTGGATGCTGGCGAAAGACTAAAAACCACATCGCCAACCCAAACAAAACCACCCTCTTGATATTGATAAGCAGAATTCGGGATGAGTTCGAGAGAGACCGCTCCATTGTAAAGGAATGGTGGAATATGTTCGTAAGTGGCAAGTGGGATGAATTCGATTAAGACCGCTCCGGCAAAAACATAGTCCGCAAAAAAGGATGATGCCGGAAGGAGGAGAACCAGGATGGCCCCGGCATAGGCCGGATGATCGTGGGTGTAGATCGCCCCTGGCGTTAAGACACAAAGGATTGCACCACCAAAAGGATAATCGGTAAAAAAAGTCGATCCAGGAGTTAACGAAAAGGTCATGTCTCCGGCATATTCCCATGAAGAAGAAGCGGAGTATTCATAAGCAGAACCAGGGATCAATTCAAAAAGGATCGCTCCATTGTAGGCCCATTCTGGGGAATAGATCGCTCCTGGCGTAAGCGAGAGACCGACCGCACCCGCATACGGCGGATGATCCAGCGTGTAGATCGCTCCCGGAACAAGAGAAGAGACAATGGCCCCAGGGTAAAGATAGGCGGCAAAGTAGGTTGATCCGGGAGTAAGAGCGAGGTCTATTGCACCGGCATAATTCCATGATGGAGGAGGAGGTTTTAGAGCGATATTGATGAGGCCCTTGTCGGATGCGGTAACAAGGGTCATCGAAGAAGCACCATAAGTTCCTGCCGATGCTTTTTCACCTTTCATCACAACAACACCACCCCCATTGCCATTATTGGTATTGTAGTTAAGGACGGTATAGGCAACGCTGGTTAAATCAGCATTTGCGGGAGTGCCCGTGCCTTGTGCGGAAGCTGAGTCTGTCTGATCCGAGGTCGCCGCAAGAACGAGACATTCAGCAATCGTGGTCGTTCCACCCGGAACAGAAACCGAAGTATCAGAAGCCGTTTCGATTGTCCCATTGGTAATATTCCAAGGGTCGCCCGTGGTGATACATCCACGGATGACGATGATCCCGCCGCATTGATGGTTAGTCGTTCCGCCCTGCGTGGCCGTAGGGCCAGTCTCAGATGCAGAAAGTCTTTTCCAATAGAGATGAAGTATGGTCGCTGTGGAGGATTGCGGACTGCTTGATACCTGTGTCCATCCTTGGTCAACCGAAATCGTGGCCGCATTTGCGGTTTCGATGAAGAGGAGGCCAATGTCATTAAGAGCATAGGAAACGCCCGTAAAGAGATACTGGACGTTCCCCGTTCCGTTCCCCTTTGGGCCTACACCTACAATAGTCGGGACTGCCATTATATCCCCCTATGCTTGATGTCTAAGAGCCACCAAGCCTCGATAGTTTTATAAGAATTCATTTTGATCTTTGAATTCCAATACCATCCGTCGGTAGTTGTCTCTTCTGGTGCATCCTCGAAAGAATTCTCTTCGATGATCTTTCTTGAAAATAGAGTGCATCCAAAACCAGACATCCATTCATTTGGAATTTGGTGATCTCCCCTAACCGGATAATCGTGAGAAATCCAGTCCATCTTCATTCCCCTATCAAGACTCATTAACAGTTTCAATGTTTCGGGAGGAACGATCACGTCGGCTTCGAGGTTAAACCATCGGTCGCAATCGGAACGAAGAAACCAATTTCTTATAAACTCCATTCCGGCGGCGATCTTTCCGTTCGGGCCTTTACCTCTTCCGTCGATTCTTGCCCATCTCAATCGACCTTGCCAGCGATCAAAAAATTCTGGCGTCTCCGAAGTGTCCACCATGAAGAGTTCTTTGGCTGGCCAATCCAGGGCTTCATACGCCCGGAGATATTCCTCGAAACAATATTCTTTCCCTTCATAAGTCGGGCAGGCGACCATAATCTTTTCGACTTCCACAAAATAATAACCGCACTTATTGAAGATTGAAGGATGCGTCATCGCCTGCGGAGATTCAGGCATTGTGATACATCCCAATAGATTTGCTGGCGATGTTCCTTGAAGAGAAGGATCGTCTCTCCTATCATGGATGGTGCAGGTTGCAATCTCACCATCGAAGATCAGATGGGGACATGGATCACGGAAACCCGTGCAACACATCCCACATCTTACGCATTGGCCATACCTGATATATTCTTTCATTTCACTCTCTCCTCCGTCTCAATATAGATAACCGTTTCCGGTGGGATCGGCGGCGTTTTGGTTTCGATTGTCGGATAAGGATAAACCCCCTGGGTAACGGCTGGCATCGGTGAATCTATTTGTTCAAATAAAAATGACTCAATCGGCTCTTGAGCATCCAGGTTCGAGAGGATCAAGAAGAGACCAACAAGTCCAAGATAGACATAATTCGCATAGCTGATCTCTCCGGGAAAGAGAGAGATTTTGATCTGGCCAAGACAATAAAATTCTTGAATTAGAATGTAGGAAGATTGAGGGAAAAGAGAAATAAGGACAGACCCTTCATAGGTGAAATAAAATTCAGTTTCGGAAGAGAGAATGAGGGATAAACCGATCATTCCCTGATAGGGTGGGAAATCCAAATAAGAAATCGAAGAAACTAAAAGACCGATCTGGACGGAGGAGGAATAGGGATAGTCTGCAAAGAACAAAGAATTTGGAGAAATAGAAAGGCCGATATTCCCTTGATAGACTTGAACCACAATGGAGGAATAAGAAGAATTTGGGAAAAGGTTTAATGTTAAATCGCCCATCACGTTCCATTCAATCGAATGAATAGCACTCAAAGTGAAAACGATGGACAAGGAAGAGGGATAAAAATAATCGACGTGATAGGTTCCTTGCGGCGAAAGGGCAAAGAGAACATTTCCCAAATAGGGATAAACTGCAAAAAAAGTGCTCTGCGGCGAGAGATTTAAACCAACCGATCCTTGATAGACGAAATGTGAAGAATAGGAAGAGTTTGGATTGAGATTGAGAAGAACATTGCCATTATAGAAGATCGCATACTCATACGAAGAATTTGGGATCAGGGCCTCCAAAACGCTCGCCTGATAATACCATTCCTCATAATAGATGGCGTTAGGACTCAGGGAAAGAGAGATGTTTCCCTGGTATTCAAAATTTAGGGGTGGAGAATACTGATAATTAGAATCCGGTTGAAGTTCTATGACGACCGTTCCAACATATTTATCGAGAGGGAGATTTCCTTTTGAGTCCCAGATACCAGATTCATCGACGGTCGCATACGGAGCCTTATGAGAACCAAATTCGGTTATCCCAACCTGGCCGCCAAAAATAAATTGTCCTCTTTCGTTTAAGAAGTGAAAACGATAAATGGATGTGGGATTCAAAGAGAGTATGACATTGCCGGTATATTCTGGCCCGGAAGGGCCTTGGTATCCACTTCCAAAGGACGTGAGTGTAACGGTAATATTTCCGCTATAAACGAAAGGCGAAGGTAAACATTGGACAACGGCAATAAGCCAACTTGAGTTTATAGACATTAAAGTGCCACCACATTTGGAGCAAGGAGAATCGCACTTGTTGGCATATTTGCGGTGATGTCGCCGCTTCTCTGGTGTCTTGCTCCTGTAACGGTTGAACCAGAAATATCTATCGGTGTTCCATTCGGGTCTTTGACTAATTTAGTGCTCGAAGCCGCCTGCGATCCATAATGGGAATGATAGTATGCGAGAGCGATGGCGACCCATTCTGCCGATGTTGGATCAAAATAGTCATCGTAATCCGTCAACCCTGTTGCCCCTGCGGAAGGATAAATCATATTATAGCGTTCCTCAAACCTACCTACCGTTGTGGGAGGCGTTATTGATCCTGATCCAATATTGAATTGCCATAAGGTTCCTAAAATATAAACCGGATACTTTGAGTTTGAAGTTCTGGCTATGGCTTTATAATGGTATCCGTCGAGTGGAGTGAAACCGACTCCAAATCCACTTCCCGAATAAGATGTATTTGTCCAGGGGCCTCCATACCAAATCGTGCCGCCTGCAAAATTATAATTCCCATCATCTTGTTGAACTCCCAACCAAAAACTTCCCTTATCACTTGAAATATATGCCGCCACTTGCAAACTGCCCCAATAAGCGCCGTAGCTTGGCCCATCCCAATTTGCGGAAACAAAATCGCAATAGACCTGACCGGGAAGGTCAACCCAAACCGTATCTTGTATCCCCGTAGAGGATTTTCCAAAACAATTAAATCCAGGATGGACAACGGTGACAAAGGCATTCGTTCCACTTTGGGAAATACGAATTTTTCTTGCTATTAAAACTTGAAGTTGGCCCGCACTCGTGGTTTGAGCAAGCCTGATATGGTCAATATCATTGTAGGTGGTAGAGGAACTTCGGATTCTTGTAAAAAGAGTTGTCCCGGAAGGAACACTGACCGTGACTCGAACCGTCCCTGCGGCATTTAAGAACTCAACGGCCCTGGCCGCACTATCTGTATTCTTTGCGACAACCTCACCATACCAAACATCCGTCCATGAAGAGCCAAAAAAAGTATAACTCGGAACCCACGGGGGCATTCTATCGAACGGCATATAGAGTCCCGTGCTTAAACTTTGCTCCAAGGCTGTGTTTAATAAAATTTCACCCCGAAATTTTCTTTGTGGATAATTGGCCATTAGGCTAACCTCACTTGAGTATGACAACCCAGAGAACTTCCCTGGGCCATCGAAGAAGGAGCCGGATCGGGAAGGGCTCCATAAGAATAACCTGTTTTGACAAGACCAGGATATTCATCTGCTTCTGCATTTAAGTATCCAGACCCTCCGTAACTCCGCATCCACGGTTGAAGACTCCGGCTATTGCCAAGAAAAGCAGTCCAGTAAATTTGTGGCCCCGATAAAATCAATGGCGGATTGAAAGAAGTCTCCTTGAGGCCGGTCGTGCTACAATCCATCTCTCCTCCATCCACGATAAGTCTATCGGGATAATGGAGTTGTGTTAGTGATCCCGATCTTTTCCCAAGATAGATACCGCATCGGGCAAGACCGCCGCCAATGGCTGTGCAGTTATAGAAGGCAAGGCGATCAATACAAACTGTTTCGGGAAACCACATCGGCCAGAACTGAAAACAACCATCATAGTGTTCTCCCCAATAAACCGGGTCTTCTGGTCGTGCTCTTGGCGTGGCACACCCGCTTGTCCAGTTACCTTTTCTTCTGAATTTAAAAATATCCAAATATCCTGAACTTTGAATTGGGATTACTCTCATACTCCTAACACCAAAGCATCATCCGTATTGTTAAAGACAGCATCCGAAGGAAAAGGATTCGGAAGTGCCGCATAGGTATAGGTCTTTTTGTATCCCATCTGGATCGTGTTTCCGTCCGATGGTCGATACCCCAATACTGGTGGGCCATGAACGAATCCCGTTCCATAAAAACCACCCGCAGAAGGTGTATTTCTCACATGAGCCGTCCAATAGAGCTTTGTTGGACTTGGGATGAACCCGCCCGTGATCGTGGCCATGAGCCATCCCCACCCATATTCATTCCATTCTGGATCAGTCCAATTTAAGGCCCTCCCTACTTCAAAGCAAAGTTTTCCCGGAAACTTATTGCCGTTGTCTTCATAAACGCCCATGCGAATCAATCCGTTCACTAACGTCATTACTGGCCACTCATAGAAATAACTTCCCATAGAACCGAATTTGAAAGTCCGATGGAAAAAGATAGGATAAGCCCGAAGTTCATCCGCAACATCAATCCCTATTCTTGTCGATCCCTGTCCCGCCGTCCTACTCATTGCTCCAACTCTCAACGTCCCGGTTTTGCACGCCATCCAAATACTAAAAGGGCTTGGGGTTCCTCTGCTCAATCTCATACTTTCCTCAAAATAATGTGCGGGGCCGTATAAAGATTAGAGGCCCCGGCAGGAAATGGATTGGGTAAACTTCCATAGACTTGAGATTTATACCATCCCGTTTGCCAGGTTGATTGAGTAAAAGATGAAAATCCCATGATGGGGCAGGCGGCATCGTTTGAAGAAAGGAATACTCTTATGGTTGCGGTTGCGGAGGCGAGATAAGCCAGCCAATGAATTCTATTTTCTGGAAGGACGAGGGGAGAAGAAATCGTAAGTTCTTTGACGCCGGTTGATGAAAGGTCGATTTCCCCGGCATCCAATACGAGATTTGCGGGATAGAGATTCCCGTCATCTACATAAACTCCAAGCCGGGCATTCCCCGTGATCGCTCCCGTAACCTCGATTGCGATCCTGTTAAATGTCCTTTTTTGACCTTTCCAAAAAAAACAAGAATAGAGATTATTGAGGATGAGAGAGGATGTTCCTAATGTGCCGACGCCAGCGAGACCTTCCCATATTGGGCTTTCATAAAAATCTGCAAGCTCATGTTGTTTGAAATGATGAGTCACCGTGCCCCGATAAATCCTGCCTCTCATTTTGTCTGAACCCCATCATACCCAACCAGTTTTGCGACACTATCCGTATTTTTCACACGGATATATTTTGAATTGGTGACATGGAATTCATACCAGGCCCAAACACCCAGACCCGTATCGGCATCGAAGAGGAGTGAGTTTGATCCATCATAAAAATACAATTCGACTTTCGATTCGTGATAGATATTGTGGATAACCCATTCCTCTCCGGCTCCTGGTTGGAGGCTCAGAAATCCGGCGGCGGCGATACTTTGAAGATCGCTCTTGACATCTCCAACGGCCATGATAGACCTCCTTTAACTTGGCAAACCGACCCCTTTGGTGCTCTTAACTTTACATCGTTAATCGTGTAAAGTTATGCCACGGTGATCTTCGGGGTGATCTTGACCGATCCGCCAACGACCACATTATAGGGGCCGTTCGAGAAAAGTTCCACGGCCAGGAGTATTCCCGCAGTCCCGGTCTGATCCGTATTGATGTAATAACCGTATTGGTTTCCCCAATCGACCCCGGAGCAAGTGAAGGTTTGCTGTGCATAGTCGGCATGATCTAATGTAACTGTCCACGTCCCACGGGTTAAGACTATCCGGTTATAACCGTCAGTTCCAAGTGCGTGCTCCGTAATGGTCGCCATCGTCGCCTCTTCGGCGGGTTCGGTTGTGTTCGTAAAGAGACCCATCCAGAGGGTTGCGTCCACCGCCTGAGCCTTGAAAAGAATATTTGCGACTCTATTTTCTCCTACATCAACCCATTTTGCCATTTGATTTGCCCTCCTGTATTTGATTTTCGAGGAGCCTCTTTAATCCTTTAATTCGACTCTCCACATCGCAGAGGCCCCCTTGACCGATGTGAAGAACAACCTGTCCCACGTAATCGGGCGGAATGACCTTACAACGGATGAGAATTTCCATGATCTCCTTCGCAGGGGTCATGCCACACCTTCGAGTTTCTTCTCCGCCCGCTCCCTTGCCACTTGAATTTTCTCCATGGCTTCTTTCGGAGATTCTGCGAAGACGTAAAGATCGTTCATGGCCCAGGCGAGGCCCTGAAAAAACCTCACCTTGTCCGCCGGAACGTCCACGGCAAAAGCCGCCATCCTCTGTAAGGTCTCCTTTGATTCTCGAAGCCACTTTTTGATCTCGAACCAATTCGGCTCCATACTTCCATTGAGATTTGCCATCGCTCTCAATGCGTCCTCCGTGATTTGAATCATTGAAATGTTCGATGCCATAAAATCCTCCCTCCCTCTGCGAGTCTTAATTTAACTCGCTTTTATATTCGGCATAGACCGCCGTTGTCCCGGTCTCGGTTAAGGTCGTGATGTTCACCCGAATATCATCGGCTGGTAAATCTTTGAAAAAACGGATGGCCGCCTTTGCAGTCAATTCTCCGGCGGAAAAGGTAGCTTCTGCAAGTGTATCCGTCGCAACCAGGTCAGCCCATGCGTCCGGGGCATCAACCCCCCTTATCCTTCCTTGGACTTTGAATTTCAGGACGGTTACGGAGCCTCCACTATTTGTAAACCACACCATGACGGCGTGATCCCTGGCCCCACTCCGATGAACAGGCCCAGGCCCCGTTGCTTCCACACCATTTAGAATTCTTGCACCCATTGTTTATCCCTCCTTTCATCTGGCCGGAGCCGGGCTCGATGCCGGGCCTCCTCGCCCTAAGACTGTTTGGAAATCTGTTCCCTGAGCCGGTTCTCCTGCGGCATTGAGTGTCGCCGGTTTCGCCAGACTCGGAGTTGCATTTGGCTGATAGCCAGCCATCGTTGAGAGTGGAATTGGAGAATCGTCCATGATCTCTTTCGGATCGATCTCGTGGGTCTTTAAAACTTTCTTGAACAACTTTCTCGTCTCTTGCGGTTGGAGAACCTGTGTCTGCGTTGAGATTGAAAGAAGTTCGGTCATCCGACTGGCTTGTTGTTCTTTGGCGATCAAGGAGACAGAACCCTTCGCAACGATCTTCTGATCTCCCACGAGGCCAGAGTATTTCTTCCGTTCCATGTTCCAATAATATTGACGCCGGATCGAATCCTCGATAGCTTTCCGGTCAATGTTTTTAACGAAGAGTTTGATCCCTCGTGCGGCCATGGTCATTAACATCGAGAGACCAGAAGCCGTGTTCCCGCCCCCGCCGACCTGGGGATCGCCGTGAGCATAGGCCGGGACACCGCTTGATTCATCGGCTTGCTTCATAAAGAATTCAAAGACGGAAATCAGTTGTTGGGCGATCAAGGTCGGTTGGTAAAATTCGATGGCCTTCCTTCCCGGTGCGGAGGCGTCGTTGTCATTGACCCACCATCTCTTCCACGGAACGAAGTCACCCTTCTCGAAATCGGCCAGCATTTCTTCGTTAATGACCACCTGTGGGCCGGAAGCCATGCCGACGTTATTCACGAGAGCACGGGCACACGCATTGCAGGCGGCTTGGAGATCGGCAATAACCTCTGGCAGGCCCACACCCCAAAATGAACCAGCTTTCTCGATAAAGGAAACCTTGGAATAAGGCTTCTTGCCCATCGGATCAGGATTCAAGATCGCCTTGATAACGTGGTTTCCCACCAGGTAAGCGTTGATCTCATAAAACTTGTCTGCATCGGGAGCTTTCTTTTTCAATCCTTCATCCCATTCGTGAAGCGTCTTTCCCTGCACCGGCCCCCAGAATTCGAGGACATCAACCTCTTCCCAGTCACGGATCATTTCGACGGGTTTCTCTTCCATCTCCGCTCTTTCGGTATCAATGCTTGTCCATTCACGCAACGTCCCGCCTTCGCATTCTTGGAGAACCAGTCTGATTTCTTTTTCCTTGAATCCAGGCAATCCGATGAACCCTTGAATTTGAGATGGACTATAAGCGAGCTTATCGAAGAGGTAGGCATTATCGAATCCTGTCGCCCCAGGGCCAGGGTAAATATCGAGAGGAGGTCTTCGTTCATAGGTGGGAATTTTTGTTGGCTCTACGGTCAACGTGGGGTTTCCATCATCATCGATGTCCACCTTTCTCTGATTTTCTATTCTCAGGGTTGGCCCTTTCAGAATTCCCGTTTTAAGAATGGCATCGGGGATGATCTCGTCAAAGGCGTCATACCATCCGCCCTCGACAAGTTGATCGTTGATCTGGTCTTTCATCTCTTCTGCCTTTTCCTTGGCATAATTTTTAATTGCCTGCTTCGCCCCCGCCTTAATTTCGGGGATGGCGGCTTTTAATCGTTTGCTGAGAAGGTTCTGATCGACGGGAGCCCCGCTTTGCATGGACATGGTGATAACGGTATCGACCGTTTGTTGCATGAAATCTTCGATGATCGTGGTTTCGAGATCGCCGGGCAGGTCTGGCATCGGGGTTGGCTCGATGTCCCATGGGATATTGTTCGGCTGGAAGAGAATATCTTTCACCCAGGCTTCGCAATTACGAGCCTTGGTTTCGGTGAGCATCATATAAATTGTAGAACCCCCAAGTTTATTTATGTCCGCCATTTTTGCCGAATCATATTCTCCCTTGATCGCTCTCATGTTATCGAGAATTTGGTTTTCAACGGCTCGCTTCTCTTTTTTGGCGTCCTCAAACGCACTATGGAGATAAGAAGAAAGACTATCGGTGATCCGAGTGATCGTTTTTTCTTCCTCGAAAGAGATTAGGTCTTGGATGGCTTTTTCTTCTTCCACGACCATTTGTTGATTAGATTTCATTTGAATAAGTCCCATGGCGATCTCCTTTTAACTTTTGTCTTTTTCGACAATCGAACCGTCTGGCCCTTTATAAATTCTATGTCTGCCAGAGCTTTGCTTGACGTTAACGACAAAACCCCATGGATATTTTATTTCAAGAGTATCTTTAGGTTCTAAATCGGATTCACTTTTTTCTTTTTCTTCGTCTTCCATTTAACTCTTCTAAGTAAACGCCCCCATGGGTGCAGAAGGTTGTGCCGATCTTGCCGGTCGTGAACTACGTCCGAATTCTTCCATTGACCGTTCCGTTCCCATCACCGCATATTGGAGAGCGTCATGCGGATGGGAAGCCTTATTTTTTGCTGGTTGATCTTTGAAGCGTTCTTGGCCCGTGACCTGCACTCGATCCAACCTGTATTCTCCGAGAAATCCCTTGTGGAGCATTTTGCATCGAGGATTAAGTTGGTATCGACCACGGTTATCTATTGGAGTCCCGGTCAGGAGGCGGTTTACAGCACCATAACGGGCGTCCCAGGTGTTTGAATAGGCCGGGTGAATGATGGTTTTTTGAAGTTTGGCTTCCTTGAAGGCGTTACTTGAATCTGTATCGGCACGGGTTTTCCCTGCGGGGTCTCCAATGATCCTCACCGGAAGTCCTTGATATTTGGCCGTCATAAATGGCTTAACGACTTCACTCAGGAATGTCCGAACATCGGTGTCCTCCGAATAAAGTTCATCATAGGTGTTGAACCTTCCGTTTGGGAACCATTGATTCACCACCCACGCTTGATTTCTTCCCGTGCAGTCGTAACCGCAGATCAAGGGATAACTCCGATGAGGTTCGATATCTTTTTGGGCAAGATGGAAAAAATCCGACCAGTTCATGTAAACAGGTTTGCCGTCTCTCACATAGCCATACTTTCCATCGACATATACCGTGACCCATCCTTGATCCTTTCCAACCATGAGATTTGAATAATAACCCGGTCGCAGATTACGAAGGTTTTCAGCTTCCGGGCTCCGACCGGACGGTTGCTTATAAATCTGTGTCATTGGGATGCCCTCCTCTTCCTTCCGACCGCACTTAGGGCAATAAAGAGGGAGGTTATAGTTTTTGGGATCATCACGGATGAACATCACAAAGCCGCCATCCGGGTTCGTGCATTCTGGACACACCCTTGGTTTGTCTTCCTCGAAGAGAGTGTAATACCAATGATCCGTATCCGGCGGGTTAGTATCTCCGATGATTCCCGACCAGGTGGGGCCGCCATCTTTCATGGCAGGATAGCGACCGATTCGACCGATCATGGTGTCCCAGATCAGTTTCGGGATGTGGCGAACCTCGTTGAACCAGGCCCCGGTCAATTCAAGAGACATAAGGTTTTCAACATCGTCTGGTTTATCGAGAGGCCGGAAAAGAACTTCTGCCTCCGCAAAAGTGCCGTCGCCGCATTTTAATTGGAGGATGAAGTTTCGAGGCGTTTTCTCGTAATATCCGAATTGCCCTTCCTTGATCCAATGAAACCAGGTGACAAGCGTTGTGTCGTCAAGTTCCCGGTTCGTATTTCGGATGGCCGCCCATCTTGTTCGCCTTATTCCATCACGTCCAGGGGCTTGCTCCTGAGCTCGTTTCACGATTTCCATGATGCAACCGGAAGATTTCCCGGAACCAAACGGCCCCATGAGGCCACGCATGATGCTCCGGTCGTCCTGGGAAAAAGTAAAAATCGTCGGGACATCCGAATAGTCGTATTTCACCGAGTAATCCACGGTGGGTTCGACTCGATAAAATTTCTCTTCTTCTGCGGTCATGGAATTAGTTTCACCTTCTTTAAGGGCATAAGACCGAAATTTGCTTCAATGAATCCTTGATGAAGATACTGATAAAAATCATAAATTCCTCGATGGGGGCCTCTTTTCCTTCCATTAAGTCTTACGTCATAAGGCGAAGGACTTATCGTTTTACCATTGGCATCTCTTGGCGTGGCATCGAGAACAACCGGAGTATATTTTGATCTGAGAATAAAACCCCAAACGTAGGGATGATTTAATTCTTTTCCTCCGCCGTGAAGAGTGACCGGGCCGAAAATATATCTTTGTGAGGGAAGGAGAATCTTTGGAATGGGATCGGGTGAACCTTCAACCGAATGGCCATAGAGGTCTTTCGCTGGATACTTAAAATAATAACATCCATTCCATTGAATATAGGGTGCAATTTTTGCGAAATAGAAATCGGTATAAACCGTTCCCTTTGTGATTTCGCCAGCCCAAGGATCGTGAGCTTCCGCATGGGCCAAATTGCCGCCGCCCAGAGTGTTTCGATGAGTCGCACCGGTCGATCCAATGTTGTAATCAAAACCCCGATGATAGTTGATGTGCCATTTTGTTAGGTTTGGAACGGCCAGATTGTTTCGGGAATAATCATGTTTATAAATCCGTTCGGTATAATAAGAATCTGACGTGCCGCTTTTATCGACCACGACCGCATAGGATGAATTCCAAACTTGCTGACTCGCTTGTTCCGGGATCACATCATGTTTGTGGCAGGCCCATACCTTGAGGTATCCCTTAATGCCCGTCCAGTCTTCATTAAAGAGAGGATGGCAGGACATACAGTTAATAGCGAACTCATACTCCTGATCGCTTCCCCAATACCAACCTGTGTGACGAAGAGCGATCCATGCCACATTCCACGGGCCGTTCGGAGGATCGGCGTCATAATCGATGTAACCTTTTTGAAGAATGGCAGACTTAGACATCCCATATCCATGATCGGTCGTCGAAAGATGATTTTCCCACCACCAGTCCACATGGGGGGGATCATATCCTGTAACAACAAATTGCATATCTGAATCGTGCGGATCGATCACTCGTGTCCACCCACCCTCGACCCCAGTAACCCCAGACTCCGCCCAATACCATACCCAATGATTAAGCCACCACATTGTCGATAGGGGACTTCCGCCAACCCATCCTTTAATCCCAATTTCAATATTCGTATGGGAGACAGCGTGCCATTTTAAATCGGTGAGACTGAATACCGGGTTATTGGGATCGGGAGGAATCCACCAACAAACCGCATGGCGAATATGATAGGCGGCGAATTGTTGCCATGAAAGAACGAGAGAGTCATAAGTGAAACTGCCATAATGGAGGCTGATTCCAGGGATGTAAACGTCTTGTCCTCCTTGCAGGGAGAAATAAAGAGTCTCCGTATTGATATAATTGAAGGAATATTTTAGATGTTTCTTCTCGCCCCAGGTATAAAAAACTTCGACGACGGGATCGGTGACTTGAAATTTTACAACCGTCCAATTCGAGGAAGAGGTCGCTCGATAAAAGAAAACTCCAATCCTGCATTCGTAATCCAAAACTGCAATCGGGCCGACAGAATACATGGTTGGACAAATCGTGGAAAGATCGATAAAGAGATTTCGATTCGGCTTCTCGCTCGTCCAAAAAATTTTCTTCTCGCTAATGTCAACCGTTACCATGGCTCCCACGGGAAAGAGATATTCTTCAAACACTTCTTCTTCTCCCGCCATTGGCGGATCGTAAACCCTCACTATATCGAGAAGACCCGCAATCTGAGCAACAGTAAGGGTTTCCCCTGATCGAAGTTTTATTCTTCTTGTCCCGGTATCGAGATTGAGAATTCCCAGTTGCTCTTTCAAAAGGAAAAGGGTCTGTTTCGCTTGGGCAAGATAATCCTTGGGTCGATCTCCCCGAAGAATCAATTTTTTAGGATTCATTTTTTCCATGGTCTTCTCACCCCAAAGAAAAAGCCCCTACCGTCCCGTGACACGGATAGGGGCTTTTTCTATTCCTTGGGGGAGATTCACCGGTTCAGGTGGCCACCCTCACCGGTTATCTCAAACTTTAATTATTTCTTTCGCCAGGGTTTCGGGCCTTCCCATAACCTTGCCTTTTCCCCGGACTTGGTTTCGCCTTTTGCATAAGGCCCTTTATAGGAACGCTCCATTCCTACTGGCTCCGCAGGAGAGGTTTTACCCTCATTTGGAGCAGGAGCGGGCGTTGGCTCCAAACCTGCCGCCTGTTCCAATCTTGCGATTTCGCTCGCATCACCATATTTGAGTTTTGCCATCTGGATTCTCTCCTTTTACCACTTCCCGTTTCGATGAGACCGGCTATGTCCGGCGTGATCCATCTTCCGTTTGGTTGTCTTGTGGGGAAGGTCTTTTCCCTTCGCCTCTGCCGAATGACTTTTTAGTTCCTTCATGGTCATTCCCTTGGCCATTTCCTTCGAGGCTCCCTTGAGTTTCGATTTCGGGAATTTTCCTTCCCGTGCGGCTAAGGCGATGTTTCCGGCGGTCGTCTGAACTTCCGAAGTGTATGGCGTATGTGGTCTGTGTTTGCCTGGCATGACTTTAATCTCCTTTCTCCTCCGACGACTCCTCTTTGAATGTAAAGGTTATACCTCTTCGTCATATCTTGAATCAAGTCCCCGATGACATCCGCCTTCATCAGGGATGATTCTCTATTAAACTCCTCCGAGAAATCAATGTCTCCAATCTCTCCGTCTTGCTCCCTGTAATAAATGGTGAACGCTCTTTTCATGGTTTTCCCTCTATCGTGATCCTAAATTGGGGATCATGCCCACGGAGAATCCGCAGTTCTATCGTGATCGGTGGTGGAGGCTCCTTGTTTATCAATGGGCTCAGGCCCAGACTTGCCATTGCCCCCGCCGCCATCTTCGCCGATTCCTTCGCATACTTCTTCGC